GCGGCGACTTGGTTCCGCTATCAAAAGCACCTACGGCTGAATGTCGAAAGTGCAAAGGGACTGGAAGGGTCAAGCGCGGCTTAATGTCGAAACGCTGGAAGCCCTGCCGCTGCTGCGCCTAACAACCAGATGGATAATGGCGAGTAGATCGCCTTCGACTTTAACAACAAACGAAAGATAAAATATGCCTAAGAATATAGAAAACGCCGATGCCTCGCCATTGATCCAATCGACTGGTTCTCGGCTGTCGAAAGCGCAATACGTCAAACTCTTCGCCGCCATCGAAGAGTCGGAAAGGCTGGAAACGCTTACACCGCTCGAACTCGTCAAAGAGGTTTTGAGGACGGAAACTGCCGACAGCTTGATCGTCGAGGAACTAATGAACAGAGTATGCCCAAACTGGCAGGAAACTATTCATTCCGAGAACGCAGAGCACACCGGCGCGAATGCGTCCGGTGGTGCGGGTGGTTGATAGCGTGGCTATAGGCGATATGAGCAAACTCACTCCAAAGCAGGCCGCGTTCGTGCGAGAATATCTGATAGACCTGAACGCCACTCAGGCCGCGATCCGGGCGGGGTACAGTGCGAAAACAGCCTATAGGACCGGGGCGGACAACCTCACAAAACCTCAGATTGCGGATGCAATCCAGCAAGGCGTCAACAAGCGCGCACAACGTACAGAAATCACAGCCGACCGTGTGGTCCAGGAATTGGCTCGTATCGCCTTCGGAGACCCTCGCAGGCTGTTTGATGCGAACGGCAACGTAAAACCCGTCACAGAGCTTGATGATGACGCTGCGGCGATGCTGGGGGGGCTGGAGGTGGTGACAAAACTTCCGCCTGGTGAGGACTGCGAGCCGGAGTATATCCACAAATTCAAGATGTGGGACAAGGGCGCCGCTCTCGACAAACTCATGAAGCACCTCGGGGCCTACGCTCCCGAGAAGCGCGAGTGGAGTGGCGAAGGCGGCGGGCCAATCCAGATCACGGTGAAGCCGCCAAAAAATGAATCCTCATGCCCGCCGTCTCCGTAGACCTCAGCGACCCCGCGCTCTACAATCCGGTCTATATCCCGCTGATCGCCGACCGCAACCGGTATCTTATCCTCTACGGGGGACGCGACTCGGCGAAGTCATACAGCGCGGCGCAGATCGTGGTGCATCGTCTGCTATCGGAGAGCTACTGCAAATGCGTGCTGCTTCGGAAAATCTACGCAGACATCCGGGACTCACAGTTTCAGACGATTATCGACGTAATCGAGTCGTGGGGGCTGGAGTCGCTTTTCACTTGGACTGTTTCGCCGATGCGGATCCAGTGCGTCAACGGGAATAGCGTGATTGCCCGGGGGCTGGACCGTCCGGCGAAGCTGAAATCGGTGAAAGACCCCTCCATGGTCTGGGTTGAGGAGGCAGACGAAATCGGCCTGCAGGAATTCATCAAGACGGATACGTCGATCCGGCACAGCAACCCGGGCACACTCCTCCAGATGATTCTGACGTTCAACCCGGAGCATGAGGAGGGCTGGATCTTCGACCAGTTCTTTCCGCCGAAGGCTGACTTCGAGCGAGACGACGGGCGTTTCCACGAGGTGCAATCTACCCGGAAGAATGCTACGATACTTCACACGACGTATCAGGATAACAGGTTTTGCACTCCTGACCGCGCGGAGCTGTACGAGAGCCTGAAACACCAGCTTGGAGATGCCGACAACTGGTATCGGGTTTACTGCCTCGGGCTTTGGGGGAACGCTCTCAAGGGGCTGGTGTTCCCGAATGTCTCCTATCGCACGGAATTCCCCCCGGCCTCGGCTTGCAAGGTGCACGGCTACGGGCTTGACTTCGGTTTCACGAACGATCCGACTGCGATTGTCGAATGTGCGATGGCTCATGGAGAGCTCTGGTTTCGGGAGTGCTGCTACAAGCCTGGCCTGGTCAACACCTCCAACCCGAATATGCCGGAGGTCCCCAGCATCGAAGAGGAGCTCAGAAAAGAGGGCGTCGGACGTGCGAACATCGTTGCGGACTCCTCAGAGCCCAAGAGCATTACAGAGCTTCGCATGGCGCAATTTAACATCCATGGAGTCAACAAGGGGCGCGGCAGCATTGAGGCGTCCTTAAACGGCATGAAGCGGTACAGGATCAACATTGTCGGCTCCCCAAACATGCGGAAGGAGGTGCGGTCCTACCATTACGCCGAGGACAAGGAGGGCAACAGCACGAACAAACCCATCGATGCGTGGAATCACGCAATCGACGCCGCTCGGTATTGGTTTATGAAGTACGTCATGAAGAGTCCGAGTGCGGGCATGGCCCTCCCTGGTGGGCGCCGTTGATTTGGTGGCCACTCTCGCCGCCGGATGAGCATTGCTGTGATGCGGACCGTGCAGGTCGAGAGAGTCGGCGGCAGGTGGGCACATCCCTTGTTTTGCTCTCTCGGCAACCTTGAGGGTCGAGCCCCGGCGATCCGTAACGGTCCGCACCGGGGCACACTTTCCCGCCGTCCACATCAATCAAATCGGAAAAAAATAGATTGGTGATCTAAGTTTGTGGTGAACCTTGGACGGCGGGTTTTTGTTTATCGCATGGCTTGAGTCTATCAGAGCCCGGGTAGCCATGCGACAGGCCGCCCTCATAGCCTGAACAAACCGGGGGCTCCTTTTTGTCTTGCTTGATTCCGTTGCCATGCGCATGAGCGAAAACGACGACATCAGGCTGACCCGTACTCACGTCATTCTTCATCATCGCGAAGAACAGATTTCCAGGAACATCGCAGCGGTTGAGGGTGGGAAACCGTACATTGACTTGCGGCTCAACCGCTTCCCCTCCGAGTCTGATTCGTCCTGGTGCGGGGATTCGGATCGTGGTGTCGTCGGGCGAAAGGAGCGGGCGTACAACATCAACTACCCTCGACGGATCACATCGAAGCTGAACCAGTACGTTTTCGGGAATCCCATCACTCGCGAGGGTGCGGACGAAGAATTCGTGACGGACGTCACCCGTTGCGGACAGACCGCAAATGAGTTCATGGAGCACGTCAACGAGGCGTACACGTCCGGTGGGTGGTGCTGGGTTTCCGTTGATCGAGGATCGCCTCCGCTGGATGAGGAAGGAAACCCTGTGCAACGGAGTCAGGCGCAACGCGAGGCGTCCCGAGATAGAGTGTACTGGATTCTCTGGAGCCCGACCGAGGTCGTCGACTGGCATTATTCCAAGGAGGATGGACGGTTGCTGTGGCTCATCACGGAGACCTCTACCTACGACAACAGCGACCCGGATTCCGCGCCTGTGAATATGCGTCAGCGCAGCTTATGGCAGCGTGATGGCCAAGGAATCCGATTCGAGACCCGTGACGGTGGAGAGAATTGGACGGAGACACCGTTTACCTATGCGGGGGGAGACATCCCCTTCCACATGGTTGGGAAGGCTTCGGCTAAACCTCATTGGTTCGATGACGTGGAAATTCTGCAAGCGGCCATCCTGAATTTGTTGAGTGCGGATCAGGAAAACATCGTGGAAGCTGTATTTCCGCAACTGGTTCTGCCTTTCGGGCTGATCGAAAACGTCATGGCTGCCGCGGAAGTCAAATACGAGCAAGCCATAGAGATGGTTCGTGGTTTGAATTACCCCTTGTTCGAGCCTTCCGAGGATTCGGGCACCTCTCGTTTCATTTCTCCAGATGCGGGAGACATGGAGACGATTCCGAAACGTCTAGCTGACTTGAAAAAGGAGCTTTATGACGTCGTTGGACTGGCCATGAGCATGGGCGGTGCATCGGCCCAGGTGCAGAGTGCGGAATCGAAACGTTGGGACCATTTGGACCCGGAATCGACGCTCAAGGAGCTGTCCTCGAAGCTCGAAGCCGCTGAACAAAAACTTGTGCAGTTTTCGAGGCAGTTGGATTCTACCTTTTCAGTGTATGATCCGGTCTACCCCAGGAAATTCGACATTGAGGACACTGAAGAGCTGACCAAAAGCCTCACGGGAATCAGCATGCTCCCCCTTCCGCCGGAGGCTGACAAGGAGGTGAAAAAGGCCGCTCTAAAAATCCTCAGCCGCATCACGCCGATTGGACCGGAGCGGATGCAGGAGCTTGTCGACGAAATCGACTCTTACGACCCGAGTCTACGGGCGATTGTGGGGGACGATTGAATTCGTGGCCAATTTTGACCGAGCGTGCATCACGGATTCGCTCACCGTGGATGGGTACAGCTTGCCCGAGAACGAAAACTGCAACCGTAAGGATAACGCATGAAGATCACTGACTTGCTGAAGAAAGTCGCCAACGGCGAAGACCTGACCGACGAAGAGAAAGCTTTTCTCTCCGAGTACAACCCAGATTCCTCCATCGCCGCGGCCCGTAAGAAAGCCGAGGAAAAACAGGCGGAAGCCGAAAAGAGGGTGAAGGATTTGGAGACGAAGATTAGCGACCTCGAAGGGCAGATTAAGCAGGCCGGGGATTCCAAGAAGTCCGAGCTGGAGCTTTTGACCGACACGGTGAAGGGGCTCCAGAAGAAGCTGGATGACCAGTCCAAGGCGTTGGAAGAGGCGGAGACCAAAACGAAGGAACAGGCACGTAGCGCGAAGATCAACAAGCTGCTCTCCGGCGTAAAGCTGGTGGACGGCGTCGATCGCGACATGGTGTCTGACGCCTTCGCTCGGAAGTTCTCCGAAATCAGCGACGAGGACTTGGACAACGCCGATGTGACCGGATCTCTACTGGAGACGTGGAAGGGATCGAACGCCGCTATTGTGGCCGATGATTCCGGCCATGGTTCCGGGGCTCCTCCCAAGGGTTCCGACCGAGGGGCACCTACCTACACCGGAAACCCCTACGCGGAGAAAACCTTCAACCTTACGGAGCAGATCGAGCTGGAAAAAACCAACCCCCAGCGAGCCGAACGCCTGAAGGCCGAGGCCGCCAAGTAACCAACTGAACGCCCTCTCGGGCAAGGAGTATAGGCACCATGCCGAAGACAACCGTATCTGACATTATCAGTTCTCCCCGGTTTTTGCAGTATTACCGGGAAGAGACCATCAAGCGCAACGCGTTGATCGCGTCCGGCGTTGTGATCGAAGACCCGCGTATCGCCGGGATGGCGGGATCCAAGGGAGCCGCAACCGTTTCCCTTCCGTTCTGGAACACCCTGTCCGGCTCCGATGAAGTGCTGTCCGACAGCGCATCCTTGACCGAAACCGCACTGACCGCCGGTAAGCAGATCGCGGCCATCCTGGCTCGGGGAAAAGCCATCACGGTGGATGAACTCGCCGACATCCGTTCCGGTGCGGACCCCGCTCAGGCCATCGCGCAGGGCTGGGCCGAGTTCTGGGCCACCCGTGAACAGGTTGCTCTGATCGCCATCCTGACCGGCATCCTTGCCGACAACGATGCGAACGACGGGGACGACCTGTTGCTGAAAATCTACAGCGACGCCGCAGATCCTGCCGCCGCCACCCAGTTGACGGGCTCCACTTTCGTGGACGCTAAGAAGAAGCTTGGCGACGCCGCCCGGAACATCGTGGCGACCGCGATGCATTCGGACGTCTACCACCACCTGCAAAAGCTGGAGCTGATCTCCACCGTTCGCCCGAGTGCAGATGTGGAGTTCGAGACCTTCCAGGGGCGCCGGGTGATTGTGGACGACGACTGCCCGACCGCCGCAGGGGCCAATTCCACGCAGTACACCACGTACCTGCTTGGAGCCGGAGCTATCGCGCGTGACGCGGGCTGGCCGGGGCCGGATCCCGCGTTCGAATCCGACCGGGACATCCTGGCCGGCGACACGGTGATGACCAGTCGCCAGCAGTTCCTGCTTCACCCGAACGGCTTCAAGTTCACCAGCGCGTCCGTGGCCGGGGACACCCCGACCAATGCCGAACTGGAGGCTGCGGCCAATTGGGACCGCGTGTTGGACCGCAAGCGCTGCGCGATCGTCGGCGTTCAGCACAACATCGCGGTGTGATCGTGAGCCCTCGGCCTTCGGGCCGGGGGTGTCTTTCCAACCTTTACAAGGAGTTGACCATGGGACTTACCGGATTCAACCGCACCCGACGCAAGAAACGCCACCAGGAGGCCGAGAAGGCCGCCGAGAAGGCGGAGCCCGACACCGACCTCGAAGCCCTCAAAGAACGGGCCAAAGAGCTTGGACTGAAAGGCTACGGAAACATGAAGGAGGGGACCCTCCTCAAACGCATTCAGGAGGCCGAGAAGGCCGCCGAGAACGAAGAATAACCATTTACCCTGTCGTGGGTTCCTTACCCCCTCCCGGTATCGTCATCGCCGGGAGGGGGTTTTTGTTTGCATCCGATCTCGATATGGGGGATCATAGCCCGATGATCGACAGACCAAAACCCTCCCAGATCGTCATCGAGTGCAGCCCTCAACAGAAGGCGATGTTCGCCAAAGCCGCCGGAAAGGGCAAGCTCGGGGCCTGGGCGATCGAGGCCATGACCGCCGCCTCTCAGCCCCGCCCCGACTTCCCCGAAGCTCACTTGATGTCCGATGGAGAAAGCGGCGACCTCTACGGCGTGCGCCTCATCGCTCCACGCTGTATCGTCTGGTTTGACGAGGCGGACGACGGCACTCTCACGTCGCGCGACGTGATGTGGCTCGACGCGCCACCCGCCGACCCCATGACCGCCGCCCGCGTGATGCGGGAGATCGGCGACGCCGTGGCGGAGCTGATTTAACCCCCCGAAAAATAAAATACATTTTTATGCAAAAAGTTGTTGACGCTTTCGGAAAAACCGTGGTAAGGTACGGGTGTTGGGACGATCCTGACAGCCGCCCGGGGCCAAGCCGGGAACAGAAAAACAAGGAAAGGCAAAATGAACTTCAGTAAATACATCGTTGAAATCGCAACGTGGGAAGACCACGGAGACACCGAGTACCATGAGGCGGACACGCTTGAGGAAGCCCGCAAAATTCTCGACCGGGAAATCGCTGCCGTAAAAAAATGGGCAATAGAGGAAACCGGCGACGATGATGGGTACCCAGGCATTGCAAAAATCCGGGTTCGCCCTGATGCCGACGAGGACGGCGATTACCCGGAAATTTATGATTGGGATGTCGTTTAATTCGAACCAATCAAACACCACCAACCGCCGCCGGGGGCTTGCCCGGAATAGCAAATGGAGAAAGCCATGAAAACCTACGTCTATGAAGTTACAAAAACCCGCGCCGACAAAGGCGGAGTGCTTGTCGAAGCCGTCACGATCGACAGCGTGCCCGCTTTCAGTCGCCGCGACGCGGTGACCGAACTGAAGCGGAAATGGGGAAAATGCACACTCACGTTTTTGGAGGTGGAGGCATAATGGGCGCGCGAGGACCGAAACCCGGGGCAACCTACAAACGCACGGCGGACAAAGTGTCCGCCGTGCGGACCTCCTTGAGCTGGTCAATCGCTCAAGATCGCGCCTACCGCGCGGCGGCGAAACGGAAAGGCGTGTCGCTCGGCGCGTGGATCCGCGACCGGCTGGACCTCGCGGTCGAGACGGAAGGGGATTCTTCCGGAGGAGCCGAAACGTGAACTCCCCTAACCCCTTTCATCAAACTCTGAATGAGACGTTGGGAAGGGCGGCCAAAGGCGCTCTTGACGTTTTATTGCGACTACCTTCAAAGGTCTTGTGGGCGCTGACCCTCATGGTTTGGTTATGCTCTGCGTCCCTGCTTTATTTGCTGCATTGGTCCCTTGGATTTTTGGCCTGTGTGCTTATCGCCCTGGTCATGATGCAACCCCAAAAATGACCTAATAAAAAAAACACTCCAAATAGCCCATAGAGCCCGCCGCGATTCGATCCGGCGGGCCTTTTTCTTTGGTGGCCAACCTTGAACCCGTTTAAGGAGTTTTTATGGCCACGAGAAAGAAAACCACCACAGACAGAAGCTTCACAAAAAATGAGCGCACGGAGGGTAGTGAGGGCGTAACATCCGAACAGGAAAAGCCGAAGAAGCCCACCCTTGTAGTGCTGAAAAAATCGTCCTGCGTTGTTTCAGTTCCTCCTGAATCGGTCGATTCGTGGAAAAAGAATGGGTTCGCGGAAGTTTCCGAGAGCGCGAAGTGAGCATCAACGTCTCGCAGGCAGATAACTACTTTGCAGGCCACGTAAACGGTAAGGCCTGGGAAGATTTCGAGGAGCCGGACCGCGTTCGTGCGATTGATCATGCTCGCCGGATCATCGAGACGCGGGCCGGGGCTGCCTTCAGCGACGCGGATACCACGATCGCCACGTCGCGCACCGCTGCCCGGTGGGATGTGGCCGTCTACGAGCAAGCCTTCCACATGCTCAAGCACTCTCATCTGCCGAGAGACGGTGAAAGTGGTGCCCCTCGGTATCTTGAGACGGGTGAGGGCGAGGACGAACCATCGATGGATGTGGAGCGGCTTTGTCCTGCGGCTTTGAGGTACATCGCTGGCCCCGGGCAAGCTTTTCCGCAAGTAGAGATGCGTAGGGGGTGAGTATGGACCATGACGAGGTCATGGAACACCTGAAGCGAGTTGCCGAAGATCTCGGGGAGCACTTCGACGCGGTGCAGATCCTTGCTACTCGGCACGAGGGGACGGATTCCCATAGTTTCGCGATGGGCGCGGGTAACTGGTACGCACGGCAAGGCTTGGCGCATGAGTTCATCAACCGCGACCGGGCGCATGATCAGGCCATCGAAATCGCCAACGAAATCACATTCGATCCCCCGGATGACGGGGAGGAATGGAAACAGGCCGACGTGCAATGACTACCCGCCTCCACTGTCTGCCGGTCGGCGACCTCCAGCCGCATGAGGCGGGCTCCGAATGCTGGTGCCACCCCTCCGAGCTAGCGGAAGGCGTGCTGCTTCACAACGCGAAAGATTGCCGGGAAGTGGAGATGCGGCGTCTTGGGCTGCCGTACGCCGAGGGGAATTGGACAATGGTTCGGGAGGTGCAGGCCACATGATCACCGTCCGCCGTCAAATAAAGTTGCTCCGAAGCTGGCAGGAGGAAGGATACAAAGATCTGGAGACCCGCGTCCTCAAGGCGCGACGAGATGTCCGACGGATCATCCAGGACGAAATATCCGACCGGCCTAATCTCGCTCTGCTAAAATCTCAGAAGGCCGTTTACCGTCAACTCTCCGACCGATGGGAAAGCTTGTCCGCCGACATTGACCGATGGGCGTTGGACCTGACAGGGCAGGTAGCTAGACGCTTCCGCGAATTCGCTGTGGACAACATCATTTCGCGAGGCGGCGGGCCGGTAAAAAGCAGGATCACGAAATACAGTCCGGAATACGCACAGCGGATTTTCGAGCTTATCGCGCCGCAAAACGGGGAGCGCATCGCGGGTGTGTTTACGGACAAGATGGACCAGCTCACACTAGGGGCTCTCCGTCAATCTGTGGTGTCCACGTTCCGGCAGGGCGCGATTGAGGGATGGACCTCCAACCGAATCCACAAGGAGATCCAAGACGCATGGGGAGAGATTGCGCGGGACCTGTCCTCAGAAAAGTTCGTCGATGTGGCCGGCCGCCGGTGGCAGAACTCGAACTATCTGCGGATGCTGACCCGGACCACGACGGCACGGGTCGCGCGGGAGAGCTACAACCAGACGCTGGCCGAAAACGGAGACGATATGATCCGGGTGCGTGCGGTGGGTGACAACTGTCCGACCTGTCAGGCGTGGGACGGCCTGATCCTCTCCATCACCGGCGGGAACCCTGAGTATCCGTCCTACCAACAGGCGATCAACGCCGGGATGTGGCACCCAAACTGCGATTGCCTCCAGGAGCGAATCGACGAGACGCTGGACCGCGAGGATGCGGATGAACAGGCCGCGAGAAAGAACGTGGACTGGAACGAGCTGGAGCAGGTCCAGGTCTACAGCAAGGCGGTTTCAGCATGAGTCTCGATATCGAATTCCACTACCGCGACTTGAAGCGGCTGGAGCGCCGTTTGATCGTCGCCGGGAAGGAGACCAGGGCCATGATGCAGCGTATCCACACGCGGGTTGGAAGTCGCGTTTTGGATCGTGCAAAGAGGTACGCGCCGAAGTCACCGACCGACGCGGAAAAACGTTCCGTGAGTCGGGCATCAAAGGCGCAGATGGCCGCGGCGAAAAAGCGCAGGACCTCCACCGCCACCAGCCGCACGAAGCCCGGTGCGCTGCAAAATTCCATTCAGATGCGGGCCACCTCAATGCTTGCGGAGGTGTTCGTACCCACCAACTCCCCCGCCGGGGCCTACGCGTGGAAGATTCATGAGGAGAAGGGTGTCAGCTGGGAGAAGCGTGGTATCGGCACTGTGAAAAAAGGCGCTCAGGCCGACGACAAGTTCATCGAGCGCGCGATCGACGATTCAGAAATGGAAATGGTGGCCATTATCCAAGACGAATCCTCCAAAATAAGGGAGATGCTACGATGACGCTTTTTATCGCTTGTCTGCTGATCTATTCCAACCAACTGCACTGGATGCTTTACCCTGTCGCGGTTTTGATTTGGATTTTCCACATCATTGATGCCTACGGTCGAAGCAAGAAGGTGTCACGGTGAGTAATCCTGAACAGATATTTGCCTCGTGGGAAAAAGCCACCGACGAAGCCGCAAACCGATTCGCGAATGCGGCAGGCATGCGGAGGGGATCGGAGGGTAACTTTTTTCTTGACCACTTCCCTCCGGCATACGACGCGGCGGCTCTTTTTCTTTCCGGAGGAAATGACAATGCACCTTGGTTGGGCGATTCGCCGCCCACTTCGATCAACATGGATTTTCGCGTGGAAGGACGGTTTCGAAACCGATCTGCGGCCAGGGAGTTCGCGACGAAAATTATGGGGACCCTACCTTTCAAAGGTCTGGGGAACATACTGGTCATGCAGCCCACGGATGTGCCGAGGATTGAGGGCAGGTATTTCAAGCTCCGATCCTCCGACGATCCACAGCTTTTGTTTGCCGTGGACGTCCAAGGGCGCTGCGTTTTTTCGGTCAGTTGATCCCGTGGCTATCCGTGTAACCTGTACACGGAGAAAATGACATGCCAGACTTTGCACTTTCAGCTTCCGACGATCCTTTGGGATTGGCCGGCGGCGTGATTCAGTTGACCGACGTCCAGCGAAACGACCTGAAAGATTTCTTCGAGGCGCTGGGAGACGATGCCAAGTACGTGACCGACGCTGTCGCGGAATTGCGCCCTCGCGAAGAAGGGAGTTGCTCCTACGAGCTTTTTGACACCGCGTCCCTCGTGGCCGCATTCGGTGTGGCGGTGAACACAGACTACATCATCACCGGGCTTTCTTACCAGGCTTCAGCGACCACACGCCCCACTGTCACGCTGAACTGGATCAAACCGTCATCGATCAGCAAGCTGAAAGCTTACGGATCGGCTATAAGCGAAACGCTCGCAGGTGGGTTCGGAATTGTCAGTAAATTCGGGGCGACGATCGGGTCTAGCGCTGAACCTGTTTCCTGCTCGCTGAACATTGAAATGCAGACCGCAGATGCGGGCCTGGGAAGCGATCAAGACTACATTGATTCGGGCCTGTACTACTACGGTTTTAAACGTTCGGTGAGCTTGCAGGCCTACGGTGTTGTATCCGCTCCGGCTGCCGGATATGTGACCTCCCAAAACGATTCCGGGACGATCAACCGGGAGGGATGGAAGGTTTACTCCGCCGACTGGTGGGAGTACCTCGACGCAACCACCCTGCCCGCTTGATCATGAACGCGAACGCTGCTGAAATCCTCAAGCGGCTTGAGCGTGAGGCGGGCGCGAACCTCGACTTGGTGGAAGATTTCGAGGAGGTCAGAGAGCTTGTCGAGGCCCTCGAAGAGGCTATGAATGGAGGCACGTCTCCTGCGTGCGCCGCGATGTTGATGCCCTCCCTGCGAGTGGGGAACGTTGTGCTTCACCGCTTGTCCCACGGCGCGAAAATGTTCTTCGAGGAACAGGTTGCGATCCCCATGCGGGAAAAGGTTTTCTTCTGCAATGTGGCCTACGCATGGTGTATGGCGAACGCTCGTGAGCCTGAACGGCTGTGGGAGGTGGCAGGCAACCGCCAAGCCTTGATCAAAGCTGTGAAGCGCTGGAGTCGCTCTGTGAACGTCTCGACTGACGTGCTGATTGATGGGGTCGAGAGCCTGCACAAGACCGTAGAGGACCTCTACCAGCCGGTTGACGAGACCAAAACCCCGACCGGGCGGACGGACCTTGGGAAATGGATTGCCGAGCTTGGCCGTGAAACCGGCAGAAGCGTTGAAGACCTCATGTGGAGGTGTCCGGAAGAGGAGTTGATCATGCTCCTTACACAGCGCCCAGCGAAGCCTGGAGAGCTGGACGAGCTGGACAGCCACTACATACGTGCGGTGAAACGAATGAGGGATGCGGAAACCTCGTTGCGCGAAAAGCTGAAAGAGAGGGCTGAGGGATGAAAGACCTACGCTTTAACATTCTGGTCAAGGAGAACTTTGACCGGGCCATGGGAGTGGGGGCCCGGGCGTTGCGTCGTTTCCAAGGAATCGCCGGGGGCGTGGTCAGAGGCATCAAGGCAACTTTCCGAGGCTTGTTCGATTTCCGCACAATCCTCGCGGGCGGTGGGTTGGCTGGCGGTATCGGTCTGAGCATCAAGAAGGCGTTCGACCTGGAGACCGTCCGCGTCCAGTTCAAGGTGCTGATCGGAGACATGGCCACGGCCAAGCAACTCTTGAAAGAACTGAAGGCTGAATCCGATGCGACACCGTTCGAGTTCAACGACTACGCGAACGGGGCCCGGAGCCTCTTGGCCTTCGGGTTCGCGGCAGAAGATGTAACCGGCGAGCTTCGAAACCTTGGAGATATCGCGGCCGGCATCGGAATCCCGCTTGGGGAACTGACCGAGATTTACGGCAAGGCCCGCGTTCAGGGCCGACTGTTCGCCGAAGATATCAACCAGCTCACTGGCCGCGGCATTCCCGTCATCACCGAGCTGGCGAAGGTCTTCAACGTGACCGAAGGCGAGGTCAAAGACCTGGTGGCCGAGGGCAAGGTCGGATTCGGGGAGCTTCAGCAGGTCATCCGCAATCTGACGGGAGAAGGCGGGCAGTTTAAAGGCATGATGAGCGAGCTTTCAGCAACAGGGAACGGCCTTATTTCCACGCTCAAAGGCGAGTGGACCGGAGCTCTGCAGGACTTCGGGGCCGCTTTCATGGACCTTTCCAAGAATGCCCTTGAAGATCTGATCGACCGGATCAAAACTCTTCGAAAAGACGGCACGATCGAAGAATGGGCGGAAAAGGGAGCAAAGGCCGCCCGGATACTCGCCGATGTCATGGGGGACATCTTCTCCGGGGACCAGGAGGAGCGGGCAAAGGCGTTGGGAGATATGGGCCGCGTGGTAAACGCGATGTTCATGGATGCTGGGACGGCCTTCCTGAATGTCGTAGGTCCGGGACTGGTAAAAATCTTCAATCAGCTCCCCGGTGTAAAACAGGTAGTGGGCGCTTCCGAGCGACTTGGTGTCCAAACCGTAGTGACCAAACAAATGCAAAAGGAAGGATCTCTTCCAAGGTTTGGGATCCCCACGAAAGAACAACAGGCCGAATATGAACGCCGTGTACAAGAGCACTTGGACGCCATGGAACGCGGCGTCACCTTCGAAGGGATCGGACCTTCAAGCGAGCTTGCTAAGGCGCTGCAATCGTTAAGATATCGTGCGGAAAAACCGGACACTCGGCGAGGAAGCAAAGACAGGGAAACCGAAGGTCAACCCGGTGATGCGGGCTTCAATGCGGGCGACATGTCTGACTCAGCATGGGGAGGTGTTGTACTCTCTGGAGAAAGACCAGGCGAAGATAGATCCAAAGACGATCCCCTTCCTGAAAGAAACCGGTCTTCACGGTTGATCGAGCGCATCCTTCGAAATCTGGATGAAGACCGACAGAATCGGAGAGACCGGAAAGCCCAAAACAGACGCGGAGCGGTTCCGGTGTGGGAAGAATCCATTGATATGACGTCTAAACCTGGGCTGATCAACCGCCGTCTGTCACTGGGAGAATACGCCGAAATGCAGCAGGAGCGGTTCAATATCGGGCGGATGGAATCCAAAAAAGATAGACAGATGGCGGAGCCCACGGGCAGCAAGACCAAGCCTTTCTATGTCATCGCAGAAAATTTGGAGACGGAATAATGCCCAGTACAGGATGGATTTTTGAAGACACCTGGGAGGGAGTAGACTACCGAGAATACGGCCCTGAAGGTGACACTACCCTTCAGAAGAGGACAATTCAGTTTTTCAGCCGGTTCAAAATTTGGACTGGAGGAGACACGCCCGCGTCTTTGGTTGGAGGGTCTGAAGTATCTTCCATTTCCGCAGGCACCTACACTTCGACGGGAAGCTACGTGTGCACGAAGGACCACCTGAAAAGGCTTGGACCGCCTGGGTCTGGACTGCTTCGACACGAACAGCAATGGGAAGAATATGACAAGTGGGAGGATATGTAACCAGTGAACCAAAAGCAGTTTCATCTGAAGTCTGATTGGAAAAAAGTTCTGGGCTCTTCTGAGCTTGCTTCTTGGATGAATTCCGTTGCAAAGATAATAAACGGGACTGGGTATATTTCCGGAGGAGATTCGATTCTTACTCAGAACGGAATTATTTTAAGGGGCAAGGGTGGCGATGGGCAATTAACGTATCCTCCGTGGAAGCTACGTGCTCTTGATGGGCTCTCCGTCGCGATGGTTGACGGAAAATTGTCCTTCTCAAACGAACAAGGAATCCCGACAACGATAACCGTCTCAATGGCGAATAAAACCGTGTCAGACAACGCCACAACGGAATTTTGGTTGGAAACCAATGTGGAGGCGGTCGCTCTGGGCGCGTACCTCTATGTGTGGACCGTGACGAGCGCCTCTGTGCAATCAGGCTCATCTCTTCCAGATCCCATGATCACCGTGGACCTATCTGACCCGGTGAACGGCTATGGAGTGGCGAATTTCCACATAGGCACGGTGGCCGCGGCTGAGGGTGTTTTGTCGATTTCGAACGAGTTCACGGGCGTGTTCCCGACGATCTATCCCATGGGGATTCTACTGGGGCCAGTTGGTTGCAATGACATAGGGAGCGGGACGTGATTCGGCTTTTCGGAGCAAATGGCGAGGTCCCGGAATTGGGGAGCGGGGTGAAGCCAACCCACAAATATGAGACGGAGGGGTATGGGGCGAATTCGTACGACCCGGTCGATGTGCCGGCGCAATTCGCTGGGCCTGGCCGCGCGCACCTTATTCCTCCAAGCTACATCCGGGATTGCTGTTGCGCCCCCCCATCGACGGAGGGTCGGATTTTCGTGCATTGGTTTTGGGATTGTGCAACAGGATCTTGGCTTCCTCATCCTTCCCAAAACATTGGGTTTCGGTATGAAAACGATGGTTTTTATTATTTCCTGTCTGATATTCGAACAAATTACATTGATCGGTCAGGACCGGCATCCGAAATATGGTCGGCCTATTTGGAATATTTAGACTCCGACCATTATGCGGCGGATTGGTGGCAAGTGATGTGGTCCCACGAGGATGAAGGTGTCATCGGGTCCGGAACGGATGTGTACGGAAGGAAATCCGGATACTACTATTACAGGAATTTTTTGTTTAAAGCGTATTCTCCGAATCCTCCACCGGACATTGTCGGAGATATGATTTACGAAGATGATTGGGAGGCGGCTGGGAAAGTTTTTTATTATGTCCCGAACATGCAAAGTTGCCGAGATAAAATAGCCGCTGGGGACCCGCTCAATGGCTGTCTCTGTGATATGCAAGAATTATCCACGGACATTCATGCGGTGACCATAGGAGGGTTGTTTTCAAGTGCTACATGGCCTTCCCAAAGCGATTTTCCCGCTCCCCCGCCAAGCCCTCCACCTGAATGGACGGATTTTTTTTGCGGCGATTGTGAATCTCCGGTATCACCGCCTCCGCCTACAAATGGAAACGACGATGATCCACCTCCGCCCCCTCCTGAAATTTGCCAGCAGATGTGGAAATATGAGTGGAACTGTGAAACGGCGGAATGGGAAGAGGTCCAGGCTATTACCGTTCCAAGGCAAGTTGTCGCTGGGACGGTGTTGAGAACGGGTCTCACGAAACGTATTTTCAGTT